GCGACGGGCAATCCGTCCTCCTTGACCGTCGGCGAACTGGCCGTGAACACCGCCACAGGAGAACTCTTCCTCGGCGGCGACACTGCCGTGATGTTGCTCAACCCACCAACAGCAGCGGGCACTACCGTCACCGAGGCAACTGGTGACGGCACGACCACGGCGTTTGCTTTCACGGGGTACAACGGGACTGCCGACGGCGGCTACATAGTGAGCGTGGGCGGCATTGACCAGCCTCCGAGCAAGTACGAAGTGACCTCGACTGCGGGCGGCACCATCACGTTTGTGGAGGCTCCGACAGCGGGAGAGTTAATTAGCATCCGCGCCATCGTGGCTGGCGAGGGCGATGGTGGGGATGGTAATGCGATACAGATCCAAGGTCGCGACGTTGCTGACACTGCTCCGACCAACGCGCAGTTTTTGGCGTGGAACGCGACAACCTCAAAATGGGAACCGCAGGGCGGTGGCGGCAGCGTCACATTTAACACAGTCGGCACTCACTTGTGGAGTGTCCCGGCGTCCGTGCGTTATGCGGCAATTTCCGCAACAGCAGGCGATGGAAGTGCAGGAACGGCAGGCACAAACGGCGCTACTGGAGCAACAGGCGCAGACGCTTATTTTGATTATGACACACAATCTTGGGTTGCGCCAACAACAGGCGCAAACGGCGCAAATGGCGACGACGGCGCTGACGGTGCAGTTGGAAAATCTCTTTCTCTTGCTGCTATTTCTTTGGCGCTGGCAGGCGGAACTGGTGGCGAAAAAGGATTAAAAGGTTTTGGGGGAGGTGGTTCTGGTGGCGGCATTGTTACTGATTCTGGTTTTACCTCTATGCCTGGGGCAGCAGGCAATGGCCCAACACCCGGGGGTGGAGGCGGATCTTCTGGACAAGCCACAGGAGGGGCGGCAGGGGGAGAGGGTGCAACGGCGGGAACTGAGGGGGGGCAGTCCACACAAGGCATTGGGGGCACTGGATTTTCTAACGGCGGAAACGGCGGAAACGGTGGTTTGGGTTACAACGGCAGTGGAGGCGGCGGAGGCGGCGGAGGAACAAATAGAAGCGGTGGCGGTGGCGGTGGCGGTGGTGCTGACCCTGCTGCGGCAGGCGCACCCGGCGCAGGAGGAACTGCCACTGAAGGCACCGCAGGCACCGCAGGCCAATCGTTTACCGGCGCAGCAAACTTCTCCGCGTACGCAGGCGGGCAGGTGTCCATCGTAATTTCCGAAGGCGAAGGAAACGCCTCAATAACAATCACTTACTAACATGCCGCTCAACTCTCCAATCATTACCGGCGACGTGTCCGGCGGGCTGCACTCCACGAGCGTGGACAAGCTCAAGGGCAACGCGGTGGCAGCAACGGCACCAACCAGCGGGCAGGTGCTGACGTGGGACGGTGCGCAGTGGGCTCCTGCCGCCTCTACGGGCGGTGGTGGCGGCGGCGCTAACGGGTTGACGTATTATTTGAATCAAGGCACCAACGCAGACGCGCCGACAACCAACCTGCCGGGCACACCAAAACAGCTTGGGCGCAGTGCAGACGCGAGTCAGACGACCGCAGCGAGTGGCACGCTGACCCGAGAAACATGGACGCAGTTTGCGGGCTTTGTCAGCGAGTCCACGCCGCAGGATCCGGGATCGACTGACATCCCGGCGGGGCTGTGGGATTTTAATGTGTGGCTTCTTGGAGAAGCCAACAGCAACCAGTCCAACCAAGTCCGCGTAAAGGTTTTCAAATACAACGGCGCAGACGCGCCTACGCTGCTGGCGACATCTGCGGCGGTGACGATTGGGACGACTGCCGCCCTAGTTGGATTTGAGGTGATGGTGCCCGAAACTGCCATGCTGGTGACAGATCGCATCTTCGTTACGCTCGAAGCCTACGCGACCGGCAACGGGCACAGCGTGACTGGGCAGTTTGGTGGCAGCACTCCGAGCCATGTTCACACGTCCCTCGGGCTTGTGGCAGGCACGGGGCTCTGGAAAAATGTGGCTGGCGTGCTGCAATCGCCTGCGAGTCTGCTGGTGGACGCTGACGTAGACGCGGCTGCTGCGATTGCGCAGAGCAAAATCAGCGGGCTAACTGATGCACTGGCGGCAAAGGCTGCACAGGCTCAGGTGGACGTTTACAGCACGGCTGGCACCTTTACTTGGACAAAACCAGCAAACGCAAAATTGGTGAATGTCGTTGTGATCTCTGGCGGCGGCGGCGGGGGCTCTGGGCGCAAAGCGGGCGTTGGATCTCAGGCATCTGGCGGTGGTGGTGGGGGCGGCGGATCATATTCGTTGCGTGACATTGCAGCTTCAATTTTGGGATCGACTGAAACTATTGTTGTCGGAAGCGGGGGGACTGGTGGAGCTTCCGTAACAGCCAACAGCACAAACGGAAGCATTGGAGGTCCCGGAGGAAACTCTTCCTTTGGCACTTGGATACAAGTGACAGGTGGCGGCGGCGCTGGGGCTGCAACAAACACAAGCGGCCCTGCTGGGGCAGGTTCAAGTTCCCGCGCCATGTTTCAGGGGGGTAACGGATCAGCGGGCGGTGGAGGGGCAGGGGCACTTACTGGTGGTTCAAATGTAAATATTTCAGGCGCAGGAGGAGGCGCAGGAGGAGGGCTTCCTGCTTCCGCAACGGTTGGATTTACAGGAAGCACGGGAGGAACTGCTCTTGGCAGTTGGTTTAGTGGCGGCACTGCCACAGGCGGAACAATTGGAGGCAACGGTGGATCTGCTCCAAACGTCGCAGCAGGTTTTGCTGCCAGTGGCAGCGCAGGCGGAGGCGGTGGGTCTAGCGTTACCGGAAACGCCGGAAACGGTGGCAACGGCGGGCTTTATGGCGGCGCAGGGGGCGGCGGAGGCGCGGCTCTCGATAACGTCGGTAACTCTGGTGCAGGCGGTGCAGGGGCGCAGGGCATCGTGATTGTCACCACCTACTTCTAATGTCCTTCCTTTCCAAACTCCTCCCCACTATCGGCAATCTCCTAGGCGGTCCGCTGGGCGGTGCTGCCGTGGAGGCCGTTGGCAAGGCGCTTGGCATGAGCGAAGCGACAACCGACAAAGTCCAACGGGCACTTACCTCGGGCAACCTCACCGCGGAGCAGATTGCTGCCTTACAAGCCGCCGACATGCAGCTTAAGACCCGCATGGCCGAACTAGGCATCGACGCTGAGAAACTGGCAGCAGAGGACCGGGCAAGCGCACGGGCGATGCAAACCTCTACGGGATCATGGGTGCCGCCAGCGCTGGCGTGCACGCTTACCGTTTGCTACCTCGGAATCATCTGCGCGCTCCTCACTGGCGACATGAAACTGTGGAGCGACCCGACGCTGACACTGCTGTTGGGCGGGCTGACCTCGGGCTTCACCGCGGTGCTGGGTTTTTACTTTGGCGCGGCGCACAAGCAGCAGGAACGCAAATGACCATTACCCCCGGCAACCTCTCCATGCTGCTCGCCATCGCGTCTTCCATTGCCCCCGGCACTTGGGCGCTTGTGGCTGGTGTTGCTGGGCTGGCAGTGGGATTCTTTGGAAAACAATTTTATGACCGTGCTCCCCGTCCCAACGATACCAGCAATGCAGGCCCGTTACCTAGGCGCAACGCCGCCCGCCGGGCTGCAAGTACTAGCAAGCGTAAAGCGGATGCTTCCTCCCGCAAGCATTGATGGAGTGGGGTTGCCTCCTGATAAAATCTCACCATACTCTGGGATTTATGACGCCAACGGACGACTGCCCACAGTGCCCGGACCGGGCTCAACCTTCATTGCGCATGTATAACCGCCACTTGTTCGACCTCGCAACCGTTAATCTGGCAAACGTCAGCGCACTAGCGCTCTCGTTAAGCGAGGTCGAGCAGTGGATCCGGGTTGCGGGATGCCTACTGGCGGCCGTGTTTACCGCTCTGAAAATCATCGAAACCATCCGCAGCTTGCGCAAATGAACCTTTCACCTCGCGGCATCAAAGCGATCATCACTTGGGAAACGGGCGGAGAAAAATACTACGACCGCAACCCAGAATGGCCCGGTGAGCAGTCCGGGATCACCATCGGGGTGGGCTGGGATCTGGGACACACTTCAGCGACCGAAACTTCCCGAGCGTGGGCGCCACACCTCGACGCTGCCACGCTGGCTTTGCTCGTCTCGGTATCGGGCAGAAAGGGCACAGACGCGCAGCAGGTGCTTCCGCACGTGCGGCACCTAAATGTGCCGTGGACTGCGGCAATGGCGGTTTTTGAGAAAGTCACCCTGCCCACTTGGTACATGCGGACGCTTCGCATTTATCCGCAAATGGTTGACCTTCAAGGCGATTGCGCGGCTGCTTTGGTTTCGCTTGTTTTCAACCGGGGCGCCAGCCTGTCTGGTGATAGGCGCAAGGAAATGGTTGAGATTCAATGGCTTCTCCGAACCGGAGAGCTTGCAGGAATCCCTGGCGCATTCCGACAGATGACCAGACTTTGGCCTAACTCTGTCGGGCTGCGCAGGAGACGGAACGAGGAAGCTGACTTATTTGCAGCCGGGCTCGTTCCTGTAAGGGACTAAACGTCGCACGCAGCGACACACTTTACTGCAGCTTGCTCAACGTTGAGCCAAGCTGTTTTCACGGCGGTGCGCTTATCTTCAAGAGCTTGCCGAAATTGCTCGATTTGCTTTTCAATTTTCCCGGCAGCAAGGTTAAAGGAGTGTTCCGCTTTGAGCGCGGCGGACATCGCCTTTTTCATTTCAGCGACGTGGGGCGCCGAAGCCTTGACTGTACGTGGTTTGCGAGTTTTAATCGTGGGTGTATTCGTTTCCATAACGGCTTCAGGATTACAGACACACAGCGGAACTCAATAGCAATTTGCCGAATGGTACGCAGGGAGATCCTGCGGCGGGGCTTTTAGGATTTCCCCTCTTGAAACAAAGGCGACCTGTTTACAAACTAGCGAGCCGGGGTAGGGTAGTGGCATGGACCCAGTCGAGAACCCGCCTCACTACACACAGCACCCTTCCGGGGTGGAGTGCATCCGAATCGCAGAATGCTTTTCGTTTTCTATCGGCAACGCCATCAAGTACTTATGGCGGGCCGGGCTGAAGGGCGACGCAATTGAAGACCTACGGAAGGCTGCTTGGTATATCAACAACGAAATCAACAGGTTAAGCAAATGATCACACTACAAGAACACTGCCAGAGAATCGCCAAGCTCGGAGGAGCAAAGAAGTCTGAAAAAAAAGCAGCTGCGGCACGGGAGAACGCTCGCAAGCCGCGCCCTAAAGCGCGTGAACTCAACGCCTTAAAGAGGGCGAAAAATAATTTACAAAAAAGCTAGCCAAGCGTGATTGGGTGGCTATAGTTGGGCCCATGAAAGCAACCCCAATCGGAATGATCGAACTCGGAGCAAAAGTGTACGTCAAACCTGTAAACGCTTTTGGAGTTGTTGAAGACAACACAAACGGCAATTACCTAGTAGTTTTCGGCTCCGATTCTCTGGATGAGATTTTTGGAATCTACGAACGAAACGACCTTCGCTGCTACTAGGCCGAAACGCCCCCCGGGGCGTCCACCCGTGACGCGGGTGCTGACGAGGCCGTCAGAGTGAAACAACAAACCAAGAACCAAAATGAACGCAACCGACCTAGCTGATTTGATTGGAGACCTGCTCCTCACAGAAACTACCCATAGCGACTCCATTTCGAGCGTCAGAACCTACGCAGATGCAGGCATCCTGACAACCGACGACGGGCTGGTCGTCACCACCACCCGCGGCGTCGAATTCCAGATCACCATCAAGCGCTCCCGCTAATGAAAACCTGCCAGCAAATACGCGCCGACCTGCAAGTGCACCTCGAGCGCTTAATCGAACTCGACGAAGTCGCTAACGGAGCCATTAGCCATTTTGGGCAGTGCGACTCAGATCTGGATGCGTGGGACGCCCCTACACTCTGGATCGAAATTTGGAGGGGGTACCACTGGTCCACCCCGGAAGGCTTGCTGGAAGTCTCTGAAGGGGATGGCGAAAGCGGGAAGGTGTTCGGCTATCAACTCATCAACGTAAAATGACCAAGGCTCAAGAACTTCTCGCATGGGAGGCTTTTTATCACTCCCTTCCCTCGGATTCGTATTCAAAAGGAGCGCTTCCTTCTTTGTTGCTGGAACTCGAATGCGCCTTGCGTTCCGACTTTCTGCCGACCCTTTCTTTGGCCGATGCAAACGCGGCCGCTGTGAAAGTACTGCTCGAAGCGCAAGAGGCTTCAAAGCGGCTCCTCGTGGCAGCAACAGGGCAAAGCGACGCAATGCTTAAGGAGGCAAACAAGAAGGCAGAAAGAATGGCAGAGCAAATGGAGGCATGGAAGGCTTCCGCAATTCGGCAAATCGAAAAAATATGAAAACAAAGCTTCCCCGCCGTGGTTTGCTAGCTACAGTTGCGCACATGAAAGAAAACACCGCAGCACTGCTCAAGAAAATCGCAACCGAACTTACCGAAGGCGGCGTGCCAATCGAAAAGGCAAAGATGGTCGCAACTTCGGTTGTGATTAAGGGGTTGATGGAGGCTGGCATGGATATGAAAGACGCTTACGAAATGTGCTTCGGCGCTGGGCACTGGGAGGCAATGCTCAGCCACATCGAAAAAAATCTGGCAGCTTAAGCTGAAACGCCCTCTTCGGGGGGCTTTTTTCCTTCTAAAAAACCTCAAAATAAAGCTTCCCAAGCGCGCTTCGCTAACCCATATTCCCGCCATGAAAACGAACCGTACAATCAACACCGGAAACAACGAAACGCTGTGCAAAGGAATTTTTCCGCAGGCTGACGGAACCTTTTTGGCTCTTACCTTCAGCGTTTCCAAGACCTTTAAGACGCTGGTTGGGGCTCAAAAGTGGATGGCGCGCCGCGCTTAAATGTTCCCGACGTGCGTCGCTGTTGGTGGCGCACTGGGGAGCAGTTAAACTCCAAACCAAGAACCAAAATGAATATCCTTCACACAATCACCCTCTCGAATTGCGCCACCGGCGAACAGTCCACGCGCCACATCACACGCGCTCGCCGCCTGACCTATATCGGGGCCGAGCGAATACTCCGCCGCAACGGGATGTCCACAGACCTGACCGTGGTCCGCATTAAAACTGCAATTTACGCCTGAGCAGCGAGGCAAACTAACCCACCCCAAATGAGCACCTCACACTACTCTTCCCGCCCCTATCAGGGGCCAACACCGACGCCGCCCAACAAAAGGCGCCACAGCCTTTGGTATGCCAGCGGATTTTGGATGCTGGCAGTTGTTGACATCATGGCACTCGCTGGCGCCACTGACTTAGTCGAGGCACTCACGTTCGCCGGGTTGACGCTCCTCAATGTAGCCATCCTTCTTCGCCTCACACGATGAATATGATGAACGGGGCGGCTTATTATAGCCCGCCAAACCGCCACCAAAAGTGCTTCGGCAGCATGCTAGGGGCGCCTGCCGAAGCCACAAACAAGCCTGACCTGTCAGAGTTCCCAAGCCTTGTCGAACAAGCTGTGCGCGCCGGGTTAATCCAGCGAGCAACGGTGGAGGCGGTCCTTGAGCAAAAAGCACGCCTGCTAAAAAGCGCTTGGCAGGTTGCAAACTGCAGGGCCTGCGGCATTCGATTTGAGCGCGGCAGGCGCTCGCTTCTTGATTGTGACAGGTGCCGGATCCCAACACGGAACTGTGGGGGATGCGGCAAAGAGTTTCGCCCACCGGATCGAAAGAAATTCTGCTGCTCCAAAGACTGCTCCCGCGTAATGCAGGTGCGGAACTTCAAAGCCAACTACGTTTCGGCCGCGAAGACGCTCGTGCAGTGCGTAGTTTGCCGAGAATACAAGCCTGCCCGGCAAGCGGGAAGCGCGGTTGCAAAGACCTGCAGCCCGACTTGCGCAGACACCTACAGAGCCAACCTCAACCAGCTTAGAACCAAACCCAAAAAATGAATATCCGACACTCATCACTCCCTAAGCTCGCGCTCTGCGGGCAGTACGAAGGCACCAGCGGCGCCGCCTCCGAGGCAGCAGCCCGCGGCACGAAACTCGACACCGCGTTCCGCCACGCGTGGGAGCACGGCGAGTTTCCAGATTGGGAACTTTCCGAGGAGGACGCGCAGGCGATCCGGTGGACCATCAACCAGTGCCTGATTATAGGCAACAACAACGCGTGGCTCACAACCCGAGAGGAGGAGTGCCGGACTAAGAATACCCTCATGGACCACGTGGGCACCGCGGACGGGGTATCAGTCAAGCAGGCCTTCCATATCGACCTGAAAAGCGGTCAAATTTACAATTACGAAGCGCAGATGGCAGCGTATGCCCTAGGCTTTATGGAGGAGAACTTTGAGGTTGAATGGACTGCACACCTGTTGTTTTGCGACCAAAGGAAGGTTATCACGCATCACTTCACCTACGACTCCGCAAAGGCGATCGTGGCTGGGGTGCTTCGGAATATCGGGACGGCCCCGAAACAGAACGATTACTGCGGGTGGTGCGCTAAAAGCCTGACCTGCGTCGGCAGGGTAGAATCTACCCTGATTGCATTGCAGCCCGTTGAAAGGGGAATTGCGGTCACGAGCGAGGCTTTTTTGGACGTACTCAACGACCCCATTCAACTCGGGAAGTTTCTTGCGGCTTGTTCTACCCTCGACGACTTCCGCGAGGCTGCCAAAAATAAGGCACGGGAACTCCTCGATGCTGGGCAGGCGGTTCCGGGCTGGAAACTGCAGAAGCCGCGAGCCTCCGCTTACGTCGAGGCGGACGTGATCGCACGGGCAGTGGAGGAGGGGCTGATCGGCGCAGGCGACGCAATCCGAGCGGGCGGGAGCCTGAGCGGGAAAAAGGCCGAAGCTCTGTGGAGCGCGGCCGGGCACGAACTTCCGGAACACGTCGTGCAGCAGAAAATTGGGCAAGCTCCTTTGGTACAGGCCAAATAATCACACAGGGGGCTGCGCATCCTACCTAACGCGGACAACCAAAAACTACTATGTCAGACATGCAACTCATTCCCTTTGGGGAACTTCAGGCGATGGCTACGGTCATCGCAAAGGCAGGAAGCTTCGGCTTCAAAACGATGGAACAAGCCGCGGCGCTCATGCTTGTGGCTCAGGCAGACGGGCTCCACCCAGCTAAGGCGGCGACCCATTATCACATAATTAATGGCAAGCCCAGCCTTACGGCGGACGCCATGCTGGCGCGTTTTCAAAGCGCGGGAGGAAGGGTCAACTGGGACATGTACGGGGACGGGGTCGTCACCGGCACGTTCAGCCATCCGAAGGGCGGGAGCGTCACGATCACGTGGACCTATGAGCGCGCAAAGAAAGCCGGGGTTGGCAACCTCGAGAAGTTTCCGGCAGCGATGCTTCGCGCCCGGTGCATTTCGGAAGGAGTGCGGACGGTCTACCCCGGCGTGATTGTCGGCATGTACACGCCCGACGAGATCAGCACGTTCCACGTTGAGGCACAGCAGCCGATTCAGATTCAGGCTTCCCCGCAAACCATTGACGTCGAACCTGTGCCAGAGGTTCCGTCCGTGATCGCTAGCGCAAAGAATATGCAGGAACTCGTGGAGGCTTTTCAGTACGCGACTCGCGGCTGGGACTCCTCAACTGAGTATTACAAAGCGTGCCAAGCAGCAGCAACCGAAAGAAAAGCCTCCCTATGAGCATCAAATACACTCCCCGCGAAAGCCGCGGAATCCTTCAACCCGGCAGCTATGTTGCCCGCGTGAAATCAGCGCAAGAGGCTTACTCCCTGAAGGGCGACCAGATGATCGAAATGGAAGTTTCGGTTGGACCGAACGCTGAAATGAAATTCATCGAGAAGCTGTACAACACTGAAAAGGCAGCGTGGAAAATCACGCAAGTCAGGCATGCGCTTGGCTTTGCGGATGAGATAGGCGCAGACGTCGATTTTGAAGCAGTCGACCTCCTTAATTGCTCTGGCATTGTGGAGGTTGGCTACGGGAAGGAAGTCACGGAAGGCAAACACGCAGGCAAGAAGTTCCTCGAAATCCTGCGCTGGCTGCCGCGCGGTAGCATCCCAATGGGACCAGAGGCAACGCAAGTGAAGGACGAAATCCCGATGGATTCAGTTCCGAGCGCAGCAATGCCGTTTTAGTTCAACAGCTTAGGGGGCCGCGCATCCTACCAACGCGGGAACCAACAAATGACCGAAGATATTTTGAATGGCTGCGCGTGGATTGTAGTACTCAGCGGAACGCTAACAATTTTAGCCCTCGCAGTGATGTGCGTGGTTTTTGCTGTAACCATTGTGCGCGATTTTTTTCGATGAATCTTAGAACCTACCAACAAGAATGCATCGAAGGACTTAGGAAAGCCTTCAACGCAAAACATCGGCGAGTGCTCCTAGTGGCGCCAACAGGGGCAGGCAAGACAGTGATGTTTAGCTACCTGACAAGCAAACTTATCGAGCGCGGCAACCGGGTGCTCCTTATGGCTCATCGGGATTTCCTGCTAGAGCAAATATCTGAGACGCTTTCCCGGTTCGAGATTCAACACGGGTTTATAGCAGCAAAACGCAAGCGGGAACTTTGTCACCTTGTGCAGGTCGCCGGGGTGCACACGTTAAAAAACCGCGTCGAAAAAATAGCATGGAAGCCCGACTGGATTATCTGCGACGAAGCGCACCACGCCACGGCAGGAAGCTGGAACACGATCCTAGGCGCCTACCCTGCTGCCCGCGTTGTGGGCGTCACGGCAACCCCACAGCGGCTCGACGGGCGGGGTCTGGGCGAGGTGTTCGAGCACATGATCCTTGGCCCGCGCGTGCAGGATCTAATGGATCAGGGGTTCCTCTCCAAGGTGCATTACTACTCGCCAAAAACCGTTTCAACCGAGGGAATGCACACCCGCATGGGCGACTTTGTGCAGCGCGAAATCGAGGAGGCGGTGAACAATAAAGGTGTCACAGGGCACGCGGTGGAGTGGTATCGCAAGGTTTGCGACGGGCTTCCTGCTATTGCTTTTTGCGCTTCGATTTCGCATGCGGAACACGTTGCCGAAGGGTTTCGCGAGGCTGGATACCGCTGGCAGGCTCTCCACTCCCGCATGACCTACGCAGACAACCAAGCCGCAATCCAAAAGCTAGGCAACGGGCAGTTGCACGGGATTTCCTCCTGCGACATCGTGTCTGAAGGGTTCGACGTTCCTATTGTAACCGCGGCAATTCTCCTCCGCCCAACACAGTCGCTAGGGCTGCACCTGCAACAAATTGGGCGGGTTCTCCGCCCCGCTCCGGGCAAGGAAAAAGCAATCGTGATCGACCACGTTGGCAACGTCGCCCAGTGCCTTAAAGGAGCATGGCTCCTCAACCACGGACGGGCAGAAGACGACCGCGTATGGAGCCTTGAAAGTCGGGCGAAAGGTGAAAGCAAAACGCCGATAAAACGGTGCCCAGAGTGTTTGGGAATGATTCCGGCAGCAGCACCCGAGTGTCCTTTGTGCGGGTTAATTTTTGAGAAAACCGAACGCGGAACCCTCGAACAACTTGACGGCGAGCTCGACACACTTCCCCAGTGGCTTCCTCCGCCGCAGTCAGGGATTCGGAAGCACATACTCGAAGTGATAGCGCGCAAGCTCGACGTCCGCGAAGACGAACTGGCAGAAGACCTCATCCCGCAGGTTCCCTTAAACGCCTACGCAATTACGCAAGCGCTTGAACTTCGCGATCAATGCGTGGGCAGGCTTGCCGTCCACATCCACGAGCAGCAAACAAAGGCAACGTGGGAAGCCTTTAACGAGTGCTTCACCCCGTTTTTGAAACTCGTCACCGGAGCGCTTTGCGCAAGCGCGCAGACGCTTTCAGAATTTCAGTCAATAGCAGAGCTCAACGGGTACAAACCCGGCTGGGCATTTTATCGCCACCAACAAAAGCAAGGCCATGCAAGAAACTAAAATCCAAAACCAAATCCTAGCAGCAGTGGGCTCACGCCCCGACTGCCGTTTATTCCGAAACCACGTTGGCCGAGTGCAGGACCAGCACGCACGGTGGCACACGTTCGGGCTGTGTCCCGGTTCCGCTGACCTTATCGGCTGGCGCGCGATAACCGTAACCCCGGAACACGTCGGGCAAACGCTCGCGGTGTTCCTGTCCATTGAGGTTAAAACGGACAAGGGTAAGCCGAGCACTGAACAACTCCGATGGCAGAAGGTCGTGCAGCAACACGGCGGGATCGCAATGATTGCGCGTTCGGCAGAGGAAGCGGAGGCGGGGCTATGAGCATCGACTTTGACTCCATCAACGCAGGGCTGCTCAATAATTACTTTGCAACGCTCAACCAGTGGCTTCCTAACGGGAAGAAAATTGGCCCGAACTGGTGCGTGGGCTCGCTAGCAGGGGAACCCGGCGACTCGCTGAAAATTCACGTCCGCAAAGGCATCTGGGCGGACTTTGCAACTGGCGACAAGGGCAGCGACCCTGTCAGCTTGTACGCAGCGCTGCACGGCATCGGCCAAGGAGAGGCAGCGAAGCGCTTAGGCGGCACAGTGCAGCAGGCTCCCGTGAAAAAATCACCGGAACCGGAGGAACCCGAACTCGACCCCGTGCTGGATCCGCCCGAGGACATGCCTGACCCGAAGCTTCCTTCCTGCACTGCGCGGTATACCTACCGCAACGCAGCGGGCAACGTGCTGGGGTTCATTTCCCGAATCGACTCCGAAGACGGTAAAAAGAAACTCATCCCCCGGACCCCGTGGTACGACGAGCACCGTCAAATTGTGTGGCAGACTAAGGGCTTTGCCTGCCCGCGACCGCTCTACGGGTTGGACAAGCTGGCAGCCCTTCCCGACGCAGTCGTGCTCATTGTAGAGGGGGAGAAATGCGCCGACGCCTACAAAGCGCTGGATCCTGCCACGCCCACGGTAACATGGCCGGGAGGCTCTGGCGGGGTGGAACACGTGGACTGGGATTCGCTTTCAGGGCGCCGTGTGATCCTTTGGCCGGATGCGGACGAGCCTGGGCGGAAAGCAATGGCCCGCGTGGCTGAGTTGCTTATCGTTCGGGGGTGCGAGGTAAAAATCGCCCACCCGAAATCTTACGACCAAAACGGTTGGGACGTTGCCGACGCAATTGCCGAGGGGTGGAGCTTGGAGGCATGCTACGCCTTTCTTGGCCGCGCCGAGCGTGTAGGCGTGCAGGAACTCATCGTGGCACGTACGACGACCACAACCCAAGCCATCCGCACAGGTGAAACGGAACTCATCCAGCGGGTCGAGGTGCGGGAGGAGCTAGCAGAGTCCAAGCCGGTGCTCGATGACTTTGGCTTTCAGCGCGGGGCGCAGGGGCGGTACGTGCCATGCTTAAACGGCGTGTGCCACGTCCTTGAAAAACACCCGCGGTGGAAGGGGCGGATCTGGTACGACACGTTTCTCGAGAAAATCCAAACCGACGCCTTCGGCCCAACAGAAAACCTGACCGACTTTTTGGTAGGAAAATTGACTCGGTGGATTCAAGCCATATTCGAGTTTCCCACGTTAGGTTCAGACCGCGTACACGAGGCTGTTGAGATTGTGGCGCGAGGAACTCCGAGGAATGCCCTAAAAAGCTGGCTGGAATCTCTGAAGTGGGATTCTACCCATCGACTGCATGAGGTGCTTTCCCGTGGCTTTGGCGCGGTCCTCGACCCATACCATGTTCGGGTAGGGGAGTGCTGGCTCATTTCCATGGTCGCTCGAGCGCTTCGCCCCGGCTGCAAGGTCGACACGATGCCGGTTTTCGAGGGGAGCCAAGGTGCAGGCAAATCCAGCGCACTCGCTATTCTTGGGGGCGATTACTTTGGGGAATGCCACGAGGATTTTGGGAGCAAGGACTTCGTGCTTTCCCTGAAAGGGCGCTGGCTTATCGAGGTGGCCGAGATGCACGCGTTTCGCAGGGCCGACGTGGACAGGCTTAAAGGGATCATGAGCACGCAGGTTGACCGGGTTCGCCTCCCCTACGGGCGGATGACCGAGGAACACCCCCGCCAGAGCGTTTTCGCGGGCACTACAAACCGTGATGACTGGCAGGCGGATGATACAGGCGCCCGAAGGTTTTGGCCCGTGAGATGCGGGTTTCTGTCGGCCGAGTGGCTGGCAGAGAACCGGGAGCAATTATTTGCGGAAGCCGTGAATCGGTTCAGAGCAGGCGAAGATTGGTGGAGCGTGCCTAAGCAGGAGGCCAAGAACGAGGCTGACGAGCGCCGCCCCGAAGACCCGTGGGAGGAAGTTCTCGCAAATTACATCGACGACCATCGCACGTATTCTGCGAGGGAACTCCTTGCCAGCCCGCTACTTATCGACATCGAGCACCAGTCAAACGCGGCCGCGAAACGCGTAGGCGTGATCCTGCGCAGGCTTGGCTGGACGAACTACGTGGCACGCATTGGCAACTCTACCGTGAAGCGTTGGAGGAAGTTTCTCGATGTTACCGGATAGGTTTCTTTCCTAAGTAGTTCAAATGCAAGCATGTTACCCTGTTACTGATAGTATTCCCTTTAATAAAGTATAAAATAGAATATAGGCGTGATGCGCGCGAGGAGCGTACGCGTGGCGCCTATAGAAAACGCGTTGTTTCCGGAAACTAAGGAAACACGAGAAACGCTAAAGAACCTGAACCCAGTCGCCGAACTAAGAATTATGACCCTTGATTTAACCAACCTCACAAAGGCAGACGTGTATGCTGCCGCTCAAGACCTAGCAATGCGCCTAGAAAGGCAGATTGCACTAACTGAAGCCCTACGCAGCGAGAACACCGCACTGGCATCCCGGCCATGCTTCTCGTGCGACATGATCGTGCCCGAGCGAATCCGGGCGCTGACAGAACGGGTAACCCTTCTCGAAGCCGAACTCCGGGGGGCGCTGTGTATGCTCGACCTCGTAAAGGCGGAGCCGGGGAGCCTATATTTAGGAACCGTCGAGGAATTTACCCGCGACAGAAACGAACTAAACGAGAACTTCAAAAGGCTAACGAAATGACCGACGAACAAATCAACCAGGCCATCGCTGAGGCGTGCGGCATCGTCGGGAAAAACGAGTATGGCCCGCTGTACCAGACCCCAGACGGCTGGGTCGTGGACTGCCCTCAGTTTGCAACCGACCTAAACGCGATGCATGAGGCTGAGAAGGTTCTTGCACCTAAAAATTGGAACCGTTTCTCTGAAAAGTGGTGGGATTATTACCATCACCTTTTGGATGGCGATGTTCACAAAACAATCCACGCAACAGCCCGCCAACGCGCAGAGGCTTTCCTAAGGACGCTTGGCAAATGGGAGGAGGGACAATGAAATCTATCCGCTGGGATAAAAACACGATCATCACGGTTTGCGACTTGGCCGACCAAAAAATCACCGTGAACGGCAAGGTGTGGCGGTTTGACTACGACAGGCGTCTTGGTCCGCTTTGGCTCAGAAAAGACGGCAGCGAGCGGCGGTGTCAGAGCCCAAATAAAGCCGTTTGGACAGCGTTTGAGCAGTGGCGAATTGAACACGAATTGAACACAAATTGAACACGAATTGAACACAAATGACCGACAAACAAATCAACGCGGCCATTGCGCGAGAGTGCGGGTGGACGGAGATTAGAGAAAATCTTGTTGGCAAGGCGCCTGGCGAAACAGCCAACAGGGTAATGTTTTTGCCAAACTACTGCGGCTGCCTAAACGCCATGCATGAGGCGGAGAAAGTGTACATGAACACGCCGGAAAAAAAAATTCAAATCCTAGTTCAGATCCTAGAATGGTGGCTTGATGCAGTAGTACAAAAGCGATCTAAAGGAACTCCAATATGGCACGCAACTGCCCGCCAGCGTGCAGAGGCTTTTCTAAGGACGCTAGACAAATGGGAGGAGGGGGAATGAGCACAGATCCAAACCACATTAGAATGATTAATGATGCACGCTGCGATTGCGGCGATCCTTGTATTCTCAATTCCGATTTGGACGAGGCAGAAGCCAGAATTGAAAAGCTGGAAGTTGTACTCAAACGCATTCGAGACAGTGAATTTCCGCAAAGTGGATCTGCTACTGACCGCATGGACGCGGTGCGGGCAATAGCACGGGAGGCACTAGAATGACTTGGAAAGAGAAATACCGGCGTGATCCTGATTTGGCTGAGTCAATAATTGAGACACTTAGGCAAAATCTCAAAGACGCAGAGAAGCGTGCTGAGATGCTGGCGTTTGCACTGGAACGCATCCGAGATTATCATGGAAATTGGGCACTAAGCATGCGGCAAATTGCACAGGAGGCACTAAAATGAAACCCATCGAACGCTTAGAAAACCATTACCTCATCGAGGCGCTCAAGATGCACCTGCAAGAGGCCAAGGCGCGCGCATTGCGAGCAGAGGCCAGGGCGGCAGCACTTGAGGGGCAGATGCGCCGAGAGGGCTGGACACAGGAGGACCTTGACAGTGTGCAGCCTAGTGTGCATCACTGATGGCCTACTTCCGCGACACCTGCGTGGCTTCGACCTTTTCGGGGCTAAAAGTGGTGCGACAGACTGGAGAGTCAGCCATGGTCGACAACTGACTTGTGAGTTGTGGGGAACGCAGTCCTTACCGGCGTGACAGTCGGGAGAGACCGGCACGAACTCGGCCAGAGTGTGCGAGTCCTGCCGCACACAAAACGATAGCGGGACTGGGAACGCCGCATGCTAGGCGTGACAGCCGGAGAGACGGCAACACATTCCCAGTAGCTCAGTCGGTAGAGCAGCGCTCCCTCAAGGCTAAGGGCCAAAATGCTGGGACAAAGCGCAGGCCGTACAGTTCGAGTCTGTACCTGGGAGCCTTTTTCAAAATGATTGACGACGCCGATTATTCCGCCGCCTGCGATGACCTAGCCGACCTTGGCCTGACCGAGGACCAGATCGACGACGTTTGGCGCTGGCACAGGGTCACAGCACGACGCCAGGCTCAGACGGCAGGAGGCGTGGCTGTCGTGCGCCTCTTGACGTACATGCTCACTGGACACAAGGACAGCAACCTGCACTTGCGACTTGTAGGGTTGGCCTTCGGTGTAGGCATGGGGCACATCACCGGGCACGAGCACCAGGCTGCCGCTGCGCACGCACTGGGGGTGAGTCGGCAAGCTGTGGCTGATGCTGGAGAGAGGGCCAGAAAAGCGATTCTGGGGTAGGGTGCCTCCCCCGGGGGAAGGAGTCTCCTACAGGGGGTTTTCATCGGGGTGAGGCCAAGGACGCTTGCCCTTTTTTTGTGCAATCGGCAAAAAACGCCCATAGGCCACCAGACTGGTAGGGTATTGACCGGCAATATCTGCCGGTATACTACTGCGTTGTGGCAAATCAGAATAAAGGCTCATCGTATTCCAAAGTCGCCAAACATTTTGGCGTAAGCGCTTCCTCTGTGCAGTTTTGGGAAAAGCACGGCTTTGACAGGGACTGGTCTACGGAAGAGCAAGAAGCGTGGCGCAAGACCTATACGAAAGACCGCATCATAGAGCCTCCATTGCGCAGGAAGAAGCTGGAGTCACTTAGCCCGGCAACTACTGCCGAGCCGGTGCTCGACTACAAAGAGGCACGGACGCAAAAGCTGGCGAAGGAGATCGAACGCCTCTCTATCATCATCGGCCGCGAGAAAGGCGAACTGGTGCCCGCCGCTGACATGCGAGAGACCGCGACGCGGGTAGTCTCTGTCTGGTGCTCTGAACTGGACGCACTGGTGGGGGATCTCCCTGGGCAGTTGGCGGGACTGACCGAGGCCGAGATCCAGCCAAAGCTGCGAAGCCGCATCGAGCTGCTCAAAGCCAACGCACGGGAGGGCTTTTCCAATTTGTGAACCCGATTGCTGACGGTTCCTGCATCGGCATCCGACTCGCCTACACCGGCGACCCTTTGGACTGGTTAGAGAGCAATGTTCGTTTCCCGCACTCGTCGCGCTCCACGCATTTTGACCGGCAAACCGCCCCCTGGTGGAACGCGGTGTTTGCCGACTTTGCCGACCCCTCCTGTCGGCAGACATTCGTCCAAGCCTGCACCGGCGCAGGTAAGAGCACCGCACTAGAGGCGCTGGTGTGCTGGGCGGTGGCTCAACAGCCTGGGCCGATGCTGTCCATTACCCAGACCGACGCCACATCGGCCGAGTGGATGGCAACCAGGTTAATGCCGGTGCTCAACGCCTGCGAACCGCTGCGGGGACTGATGCCAACCAACCGGCATCACACCAAGAAGGACGGCATTTATTTTCCTCACATGCCGCTGATGCTTGGCGGTGCCAACACCAGCAACGCGCAGGAAAAGTCCGTGCAAGTGCTTTTTCTTGACGAGTGCTGGCAGTATTCCGACCTCATCACGCAGTTCAAAAAGCGCTTGCACGACCGCTGGAACGGCTACGCGCTGCTGACCTCGCAGAGCTTTGAGGAGCCTCACCAGCTCACCGAGGAGTGGAGGTCGGGCGAGGAGTTCCAATGGTGCCATCGGTGCCCGGGGTGCAGTGAGTGGGTCAAACCGGCGTGGGTGGACATTAAGTACGAGGAGGCCAAAAACGAGAACGGCGAGTGGAACTGGGGCGCGCTGGTCAAAACGGTGCGCCATGAGTGCCCCCACTGCGGGCACGTCACACCAGACACGACGGCAGCGCGGCGGGCGTTGACCCAGCGCAGCGAGTGGAGGACAGAGGGAAATGACCACGTCGAGGGCTACCGCTCCCGGCGCGTGTCCGCCCAGTCCGTTTACTGGATCCGGTGGGCCGACCTGGTGATTCAGTGGTGCCAGGCGTCCGACGCTCGACACCTCGGGGTGCTGCAGCCCACCAAAGATTTCCGCATGCAGCGCTTGGCCGAACCGTGGAAGCAGGAGGAAGAACTGCCGGCGCTTGAACTGGAGGCGTCCGAGTATTTTACAAACGAGTGGCAAGATGGCCGGCCAATGCCAGACGAGGCCGCACGGGTTTTTACCGTGGACTGCCAGCAAGATCATTATTGGGGCATCTGCCGCGTCTGGCTTAAGGACGGGCACAGCAGGCTGCTGTGGGCGGGCAAGATCCTAACCGTGGACCAGCTCCGCGAGATTCAGACTCGGCTCAAGGTGCCTGACAAGCGCACGCTGCTGGACGCTGGCAACTCGTTTCACGGGCGAATTTACGACACTTGTGCGCGCTACGGGTGGACGGCGCTCATCGGGCGCGCAGAAGATCAATTCACCGTGAGAGGGCCTGATGGCAAACCGATTCGCCGGTATTACTCGGCACCGGATCGGGTAGTGGCTCCGACGTACAAAGACCAGCACGGCAAACGCGTGTTCGTCACCTTCTTCTACTGGTCGTCAGATCCGATTAAGGACATCCTCGCAAACTTGCGAAATACTGGCTCTCCGGTGTGGGAATTTCCACAGGACGCACCGCCCGAGTATGTCCGGCACCTCAACAGCGAGCGTAAACGCGCTACGGTAGACAAACGCAGCAAGAAGACCCGACTCCGGTGGACCGCTACAGGGCGCCCAAACCACATGTGGGATGCCGAGGCCATGAACGTGCTGGCCGCCCAGATCCTTGGTATCCTACCGGATATGGCGAGCACAGCACCAGAGGTTGACGACCCCGCGCCGACAGAGTAGATTGGCCGCTCAACCAATCAACCCGAAAGGTGCGACTGGGCGAGACAACGGAAAATGACCCGGCTCTGCGTGTGCAGATGTCCGGGTTTTTCCTTGTCCCGGGAAGCTTAAATAGATGGCTCCCGATCAAAAGTTACTCCTGCAAGTTTTCCTCACGCGGGACGTGGCAGAGTTGCGCGCCATCGTGGCAAGTAAGTTTGACCTAGTGCTGGCGGGCAAAAGCTCTTTGGTTTCGTCGTCTATCGACGGCGCCGCGTTCCAGTTTAATGTGGGCGGCACTCTGTCCCCGCTGGACGTGGTAATGCTGGCACAGCAGGCTCTTAATTACAAAGCCGCGGGCATCAGCGCGCCGGTGCGCAGGACTCAGGCGTATTTCATATGAGCCTTTTTGATCGTATTAAAAAGCTGGCTGGGTTTGGCGCGCCTAAGGTGGAAGCCAACAACAGCGGCGCCTATCGTCGGCAACGACTCGTGGAGGGCGGCGTCTGGGGCGAGCCGTGGTGGAGGAACCACACCCAGAGCATCAGCAAGGAACTGACCGTTGGCGAATGGCGCACGGTGAACAGCGCGGCTCGCAAGTTGTACTGGAACAACGGCATGGTGAATGCCGCGATCGACCAGAAGTCGATGTTGTCCGTTGGAATGGC